TCATGGCTTACTTCCTTCAAAATTAATTTTTGCTAATTCTACTGACGAGGGTAACTTTGGAAACGCTTCATGTTTGCCTTTCATTTCGATCCATTTCAAAAAACCGTTGAAAGTTCCATTGGATATCCGTTTTGCAAGTTTCTTTTTGATCCTAAACTTCTTGGTTCGGCGCATTATTGCCTGGTGTCTTAATACTTCTTTTGGTGTCATGTCCTTGAATTTCATTATAGCCTCCTGTCTATCTCAATAATATGGGGATCTTTTACCTGCCATAAATGAAAGCAGTTTGGATGGATATTAACATAGTCCCCTTTTGGCGGTAGAAGCATGGCCATGGTGATATCATCGGGGATCAGTTTATACCGGGCAAATTTTATCTCGTCCCAGGTTGGGTAGCGATCCGGGCAGCTTATGGAAAGATGCCATAGGCCGTCCTCAATGCCCACGAATACCCTGGCCTCATCACCCACGAAAAAAACTTTCACCCATGGCATCCCGAGAGGTGGATCGATGGCTAATAATTTTAGTTTCATTGCACCTCCCAGAATTCAGCATATTCACCATTCTCATACTGGAATGTGGCGTAACTTTGCCAATTATCAGGTGTGGCAAGGTACCGGTAGCACCGGTTTTTCAAGGGGCATGTTTCGTTATTGCACATTGTTATATCAGGCATGAAAACCTCCTTTTTAAGGTTGGAAAAACATGCAGTCAGAGATAGAAAGACATATATATAGAGAGACTGACTGCCTAAAACCCTGTATACCTTGGGACAGTAAGGTGCAGGGCGGTTTTCAATGTGTTGCCTAGACGACAAAAAACAGGGGTAAAATTGTCGCCTCTGTAACACTTTAACGTACTAAAGGATGCCTGGTTTTTGAGGTACCCACTCATCCGGTCTTCCGTAGTAAATTTCCCCCTGGAAGTCACAATTAGGGCACCAAAAGAGCGCTTGAAAGTCGATATATTCAAGGATCATAACTTCACTATCAGTCAGACATACGGGGCAACCCTTGACCACAGGAATAACCGATCCATCGTTGCCAATTTGGTATTTATACATTGTTTCCTTCTTTGTAAATTGACCATGCTCTTTGCCTTGATAAACCTAGCATTGCTCCGATCTCTTTAAAACTCTTTCCCTGTTCTCTAAGGTTTTTAATTAAAATTTCTCTCTCTTTATTTTCAGGTATCTTTTTCTTGCCCCTTTTACCACCCGTTGGTTTATAACGGGACTTAGGATAAGAATATTCACCGTTTCGGTATTTTTCACCATAATAACATGACTTACACATATCCTTACTGTATATTGGTTTATCCCTTTTACATGCTTTACAGGGTATTGACTCATACCGTTCACAGGGAACTGTTTTTTTCTCTGCTTCTTTGTAATTAACAATATTGTGAAAGCCTTGTTCTGCGTTAACGACATGCCACTTACAGGTTGTTAGCTTCAAACAATGTTTACTATTACAGTATTCCAATAGACATCTCTCTTCTCGGTGATATCCCTTTAAGAGGTGATTAATTTATGATAAAAGAAACCAGGATCGTTGACGACACTACCGGGGAGGTAAAATACCGGCAAACTCAGCACATTGCCGCCGCCTTTCAGGAAGATAAGGGATACCTTTTTTGGGCAAGAAAGAGCTTTGCGAAGTCATTCTTGGACATTCCTTACCCGGAGTCTATGACTGACATAGAGATTGGCCGCATGGCCCGGTTAGCCAAGAAAATGTTGGCCAATACTAATATGCTAGGGTACCGCAGTAATAACCGCACAAGACCCATGGACGCAGCCAGGATAGGTAAGGAATTAGGTCTTAAACACCGCCAGTCTAAGAAATTCGTTGATAAAATGATCCGCTTGGGCATGATCGCCAAGGTAACCGTATTAACTGAGAAAGATAAGGTTATCCAATATTATATTAACCCAATTTACTTCTTTTCAAGTAACCGAATACCACTCAATTTATACCTCATCTTTCAGGTTCAACTCGACCGGCACCTGCCCGAGTGGGTTAGGGATGAGTTCGCCAAGCAAAGCAAGGCTAGTCAGTAGTGTACAACCACTCAAGTTCCTCATTGGTCAGGTCTTTAGCGTCTTCTTCTAACTGTTGCCAGAAATTAGAGGACACTTCATCAGGGAAAAAACATATTGGGCAGCAATATTCAGTTAACGGGTAATACATCATTAACCTACCGCACCTGCCACACTCGGGACATATATGAAATGTTAAAATTTTTTTAACTCTTTTAACTCTCAACTTCCAATATCACCGCCCTTTTCTTGATCCTTCTGCTTAGTTAGGCTCCTTAGTTTTAACTATTTTCAGGCCATCTATCTCCAGACCGATATTAACCAGTCCAATAGTAAAGTCGTCTGTTCCCTTACTAATGGCGTGATGGATGGTTGCACAAAAAACAGCAAGGAAACCTAGTAAAGACACTCTGTTGCCGTGTACTTTTGATATATGTCTTAGGAAACCTAAAATTTCATCACTTACCTCATCAATGTCTTCTATCTCTATTTGTTTTTTCATTCAGTAAACACCCTCACTTCAATACCGGCCTTTGTAGCCTGGTCTATCATGTTTTGTGTGCCCCTGGTTGGCGGGTTTTCAGTAAAAGCTAAAACACGGTCCACCTTGCACCAAGCTAACATTTTTCCGTTTCGGATAGGACCGGCAACTTTACCGTATTTGGTCCAGTTTGCCATGAAAATAACAAGATCCAGTCCAATTTTTAAGGCAACTTTACCGGCTATGGTGTCCGCGCCATTAGCCCCACCCTCAATTATGGTTGTATCTTTAGGTAATTTTGATAATTCCTGGTGGATAGGGGCAACTTTAGACCATCCCCTACTACCGCAAACTAAAACATTCATAAAAACCTCCTATTGTTTTATTCGGGTTACTTCATAGCCCAGATCCGCAAGCCATTTATTAAAAGTCTGAATAAATTTTTCATCCCCAACTTTATTGGTATACGCCCTGAGTGAGCCGGTAAAAACAATAAAGAGTGTCGCCATCGCACAACCAACACCATCAGCCAATTCGATCCTAATTAATTCATCCAGCATTTTTCTGACTTGTTTCTTTACTTTTTCTGGTGTGGCACTCAATAAAAAAACCCCCTTTATGGAGGTTTTCAACAAATATTTACATTTTCCTTCTTAACCACCTAAATTCAGACTCATAATTACCTCATCTTTATCGTCCTGGGTGATCCCAATGTAACCCAGGGTGTCCTTTTGGCTAGAGTGGTTTAACAGGTCCATTATTAACTCCAGGCTGACCCCGCGTTTATACGCATGATAGCCAAAGGTCTTTCTTAATGTGTGGGTACCAATATTATCCCTGATCCCCACGGACTCAGCCGCCTCGTTAAGTATAGCCCATGCCTGGTTACGTGTGATAGCCTTGTCTCCCTTGCGTGACTTAAACAAAAATTCGTTTGAGGGGTATTCCCCTGTATCCAGGTATGTTTTAACAGTCTTAACGATGACCGGAGGCACCGGAAACCGCCGCGTTTTACCGGTCTTTTTCTCTTGCAGAACAACAAAGTCCCGGACCCTTCTCTTAGTATCCACCAGTTCACCCACTCGCAGATCCAGAATATCCGAGATCCGCAAGCCGGTATTTATCCCCAGGACAAAAAACAAGTCATTTCGGGCACCGAAATTACCGGCCTGGAGAATTTTACGCATTGCCTCAATTTTCTTTGTGTCCCGTATCGGTTGAACAAAATTCATCCTTTCTTTCCTCCCTCCATTTATTCGGAAAAGTCTTACCGCAATAATTACAGTCTAATTCCTCTTTCTCATCTAACTCCCAGTCAAAAATAATTGGTTGCATCAAACAGTGAGGGCAAAAAATTGTAACCTGACTCATTTCAAGCTCCTTTCTCAATATACCTCATTCCTATTATATCACCCATTGAGTGAGATTCATAGAACTATCTTTTAGGTTTTCGTGTCAAAAAATAACCGTGAGGCCAGATCGTTACTGACTTCACGGTTATTTTTTGAATATAACACTGTGACTTTTTGTTAATTTGAAACCAGGGTTAAAAACGGCGCATGAATATATTGGTTATCCTCCGGGACAAAGGTAAAGGTTCCGCTGTCATAGATCGAAACTACCCCATCAGTTCCATATAGAAACCAGATCCACTTATGTACATCCCGATCCAGATCAAAAGCATACAAAATAGGATCTTGAATGCGGTCGATCCCATTGGTAACACTCATGCCGCCCTTGTCCAGGTCTAGGATATGGATGTGTTTTTTATCCATGTCCACAGATACCCGGCAGTTAATATAAATTTTGCCTCTTATAGGAATATCCAGGTCGTAAGGGTAGACAAATAGAACCTTTTTTATTCTTTTCACAGAAAAACCCGTTTCGCTTTCTATTGTTTTAAGCAGTCTTTTTAGCTTAAAATTATCCAAATTTTCACCTACTTTACATTATCATCTGTATTTTTGCTAAGTACACTTTGCAAATTTCTTTTCTTTTCAATAAATTTCTCAAATTTGGTTAGTGGTTTATCCTCCAGGTAAGCCCCAGGCAGCACCAAGATAGAAAGCCCCAGGTCATTTTTTAGATTGTTAAATATAATACTCAATTTCTCTTTATGGTCTTGGGAATATTCCCGGCCATGCCCACGGTTAGGTTGGAGGGTTATCCAATATTTCTTACCCCTTTTTTGTATGAACATATTCGCGTCACTCAGCCTACAGGCCACAATCTCTCCTTGCTCTAAATAGAAAAAAAACTGTGTCTCAGTGGTTATCTCTTTCCAGTCCAGATCATCGGAGGTCAATATGATCACCTGTCCTTTTTAAGAAAAAGTCTTAAATTAAAATGATCCCGCCTTTGCCCTTACTTTTCAATATTTGCTCAAGCACCGGCCTAAAGGCTTCAAAGTCTTTATCTGTGAGGTTCGCCAACCGGTCCTTCCATCGCTTACTAGGATCAAACTCCCCAATGTCTATAGCTAATAATACATCTTTATGCTCCTCCGGGAGTTTGAAATAGACCGTTGCATAGGTTGAGTCAAATTCATCGTCCATGTCGCGCAAATATAGGGGGTGTTTAGGTAGTCGGTACTTGATAATGCAGCCGGGGCAGTTACAATGTTCGCCAGCACTAAGGGTAAATTCGTTATTGTGTCGCCGGTGGCCGCCGCCATTGCGGGTATAGACGGCAATTTCTCCATTGGTAACAAATGCGTCCCTGTATCGGCCAAAATATTCTTTGTTAACGTCCAGGGAAGCAATAATGAATTTAGAAAGGTGGTTCTCGCCAAAAAGCATACGGTATAAGCTCATTTTTTTCATCCTTTCATCTTGAGAGTAGGGGGTTTATTTTGGAGAAATACAAGATAATTTACGCCGATCCACCTTGGCGTTACACAAACCACAGAAACGGGAAAAAAACGGCGGCATACCATTACCCGATCATGCCTTTCGATGAAGTAAAAGCCCTCCCGGTTAGGGAAATAGCCGATAAAAACAGCATTTTATTTATGTGGGCAACGCCCCCTTGTCTACCCCAGGCTTTTGAATTGATGAAAGCATGGGGTTTTGTTTATAAAACCGTTGCCTTTACCTGGATCAAGTTCAATAAGAACGGCACACCCTTTTGGGGGTTGGGGCACTACACCCGAGCGAACCCGGAATACTGTTTATTGGGCACCAGGGGCAGGGTAAAGCGGGTTTCGGCAAGTGTCCATTCCGTTATTATGACCCAGATCCGCGAACACTCCCGCAAACCCGACGAGGCCAGGGACAAAATTATTGAACTCATGGGTGAGCTCACCCGGATAGAGCTTTTTGCCCGACAACAGGTACCCGGTTGGACTGTCTGGGGCAACGAAGTAGAAAATAGTATAGACTTAGCTTACAAGCCGAATTAAAGAGGCTCGGAGTTGTTTTAGGAGTTGCTTTACTTCGCCGGTCACATATTTAATGTTTCGGTAAGTATTCCATGAGCCCATACAAATTTCCAATAGTCTTTTGTGTAACCTTCTTAACTCCAGGTTATTCCTTCTTATCTCTTCAAGCTGCTCCTCCAGTCCTGGTGCAAGGTCCATAAAATGCCCACAGTCAAACCCCAGGTACCACAGGTTATATTCATCATCCCAATAGTTGGAAAAAGTTAACCCTCCATGGACATTAATTTTATTAAGCTCGGTGAAATGTTTGCCATAGAGAGGATGATTGTCCGGTACCCCAACATACCCGCAAAGGTGCTTCATTTCGGGATGCCTTCGGATCAGACAGTGATACTCCCCCTCCCACCACTCTACGCGATCAGGTTCTTTTAACCATTCTTTTTCCATAAACTTCTTCCTCCAGCTTAATAATTCTAGCCTCCATAGTAAGGTTGTGTTTCATTAATGCCTCGCAATATGTAGTCATGTCTTCTTGTCCCTTTCTTGTAATTTTAAAAAACTTTGTTGTGTAATAGCAGCCCACAGCCATTGTCGCTAGGATAATTAACGACAAAAGCGCCTGAATTGTAGCCATTTACATTCCCCCTTTGTCTTATTATATCCAGAGGTGATACCATGGCAAGAAAAAAACCGAAGGCAAAGATAATTAAAATACCATGGGAACCACAGCCCAGGCAGTTAAAATTCCTGGAGGCTTGCGGCCTTGCGTATCCCTTCATTGGCGGTAGTCCCACGAAACCCCAGGCCCGGATCATCGGTTACGGTGGTGCGGCTGGGGGCGGCAAAAGTGATACATTACTTTTAACCGGCATAATAGCCGGTTTTACCATCCCCGGTATCACGGTGGGGTATTTTCGCCGGGAATACCCGGATCTAGAAGGTCCGGGTGGCGCGATCATGCGTAGTCACGAAATTTTAGGCGAGCAAGCTTACTGGAATGGTGGTTTGCGCCGGTGGACGTTGCCCAACGGTTCCATCCTCCAGTTCTGTCATGCCAAGCATGAAGATGATATTTACGGTTACCAGTCCTTGCAGTTTGACATAATTCTGATCGATGAAAGTACCCAATTTACTCGCTTTATGTATAGGTACCTACTTACCCGGAACAGGGCAACTAAAGCCGGGATGATACCTTTCATGGCCATGGGCACAAACCCCGGACACGTTGGGCATGAATGGTTCAGACGAGAGTTTGTAAAGGCCGGTCCCTTTGAAGAGGTTAACGATGTCGAAGTAGAACCAGGGCGCTTTGAAACCCATATTTTTATACCAGCAAAATTAGCCGACAACCGGATCTTGGAATACCGCGATCCTGGTTACAGAAAAACCCTTGAGAGTATGCCCGAGGAAACCCGCAGGATGCTTTTAGACGGTGACTTCGATGTTTTCGCAGGACAAGCATTCTCTGAATTTAGACCGGAGATCCATCTTATCAAACCTTTTCCAATACCGGCCCACTGGAAACGATGGATCGGGCATGACCCAGGCTACAGCGATCCATTCGCTTTTTACTGGTTTACAACAGATCATGATGGAAACGTCTATGCTTACCGGGAATATACCCGCGATCCTAATGAAGAGAAAATAACTTATTCGGACCAGGGCGCAGGAGTACATAAGCTCTCTATTGTAGGGGGCGAAGTGGGACGGCCCGAGATCGATGAGGAAACCGGTGAAATAAAGAAAGAAAAAATAGACTATGTTGTGTGCGGCATGGATGCTTTCAACCGGCACCCGGAAACCGGCAAAAGTATTATTGACTACTTTCGGGAGGGCGGTATGCCCTTTGGTTGCGTCCAAAGTATTCATGGTCAAAACAGCAGGGCGCTAAGAAAGGGGACTTTGCATGAATACCTAAAATGGCAAGAAGATAAAAATACCGGCAAAACAACGGCAAAGTTAAAAATATTTACTTCTTGCAAGAAACTTATTGAAGCCCTTCCTTCCCTGGTGGTGGACGATAAGGACCCGGAAAAGGTAGCCGATAGCCCCCTTGATCACTGGTATGATGCTTTGACTTATGGAATTTGTGCTTGGCACAGCCGGGAGTCAGTCATACCCTATAAAGAGGAAAAACCCCGGCATATAGCCTATAAAGATAAATTAGCGAAGAAACATCGGCATTTAAAAGCTGTTAACTGGTAAGGGGGTAGAAACATGGCAAAGACTTGGATCAGCGATGCTATTAAAAAACCCGGTACCCTCCGGGCAAGTGCTAAAAAGGCCGGTGCTATCACGCCTTCAGGCACAATCAGTAAGAGTTATATTAATACCCAGGCTAAAAAGCCCGGTAAAATTGGTCAGAGGGCGAGGCTGGCAAAAACATTAGGAAAATTACGAGGTTGAATTCAGTGGTTAAAAGCAATACTAGGGGGTGGTAAAGATATTTGAATTAGCAATACAAAAACCTAACATGCTGCCTCCTCCCAACCAGAACCAGTCAGAGGGCTTAAAAATGCCGAATTGGTTAGGGAGAATTACGGAGAACATAAACAATAAGCCAGGTTCGCCCATGCAAACCAAACAAAATATGAACTGGAGTAACCTCTTTGGAAATATGTCCCCGGAGGTTTTATGGAAGTGGCAAGAAATGTACCGTCAAAACTCCCGGCTTTAATTTACTTTCCCCCGGATCGCGGGGTGATATCCAGTATTCATTATCTCAGTTAAGCAGTCCTGAGCCTCTTCTTCTGTAGTTAAATAACTTGTTTCTCGCGTGTAGGGACCACATAGACACTTTGTACCTATATACCAGCCAGCAGGAGACAGGTACACATTGAGTTTTACGGTTAGACCGCACCTATTACATTTTTTAGGTGCGCCGGTAAAGATAGTTTCGCCTTGCATGACCATAAAAAAATCTCCTTTCAGGGGAGTTTTTTGTATTTTAAGGAGGTTGTATTTTGCCTGAAATTATTATTATGCCCTACACCATGGACACGCCTTGTGACTGTTACGGATGTTTTTCCCCGGCCAGGGCGGTTATTACCAGTGTCGGAGGCCCACCCAGTTTATATTTTAAGCTTTGTGACAAATGCCATAAGTCATTATTGGATCATATCCAAGAAACAGTAAAAGAGGTTCAGGTAGTGGAGCCGGTAGAAGAAGTCCAGACCCAGGAACCAACTGGCGTAGAGTCAGCAGTGACAACGGAGGCATTAAAAGAACCAGTGGCTGTAAAGAATTTTGTTTGCCCTGGTTGTGGTGCGGGGTTTGATACCGCCCAAAAGTTGGGCGCACATAAGCGCTGGTGTCCTTCAAAACACACATAAAAAGTGCAAGTTTTCATGCTTTTATATTCGCTAAAATTAACTTTTGACCTGCAAAGGAGGGGGGAATAATAACAATAATAGATATTATTCCGTATATTTTAATGATCGTGTCGCTTTTCACCCTGGAATTGCTTCACCAAAAAGAAAGAGAGAGGCTTTATTCCCGGCTTATGGCACAGGATCTAACCGAATACATGGCTTTTGAGAGCAAGGATGCGCCCAGGAAGAAAGGGCGCAATTTTATTTCCAGGGTTGCACGACAGGGGGAGACAGAGAGGGGGTGATAAACCTTGCTTGAGAGTGTTAAAGCGGCAGTAAAAACCGGTCTCGGTCGCATAAGTGCCGCGATAAAACCCGGTGACTACGGCTATAAAGAGGATCTAGTCAATTACATTAACACCGAATATGAACGTCGCCAAGCAGAAAGACGACCTCATGAGCTTCAGTGGAGGCTCATTTTAAATTTCCTTGATGGAAACCAGTATTTAGATATTAATAGTGCAGCCCTGGATCTAACCGAGATCCCAAAGTTATATTGGTTTGAGTCGAGGGAAGTCTTTAACCATCTTGCCCCGATCCTGGAAACAAGGGTAGCCCGGTTTTCCCGGATGCAACCGCGCCTTAAAATAAGACCGGCCACTAGCGAAAATTCCGATATTTCCGGGGCGAAAATTGGCCTCCGGTTACTTGACTATGTGCAAAACGAGAGACTTACCGGAGACCCCCGGCAAGCACTTTACCAATGGATGGACAGTTTAGGGACGGTATTCTTAAAGAATGTTTGGAACCCCAGGTTGGGGCGCAGAGTTGGCGCGATAGCACTAAAGGCCCAGTCCCAGGACCAACCCCAAAAGGTAAAACAATTCCAGGATACTGCACCGGATAGCTTAGACAACGCCGGTAAGCGTATCTCAGAGAATTTAGATCAGCAGCAACCACAACAGGATAACAACACGGTCCAGATCCAGGAGTCAGATAACGGGGTTTTGGCCGGTACCATCCAGGCGCTATACGAGGGCGATGTGGACCCGGTAATTGTCCCGCCCTATGAGATATACCCCGATAGCACTTTTAACCCCACGGTTGGGGACTGTAGGAGTATACTGCACTGCCGCGCCTATCATGTTGATCAAGTTTATGAAATGTACGGCGTGAAGGTGGACCCGGAGCCAGTCGAAAGCTTTCGGTTGGCCGGTGGGGTGCGGGGATCGTTTGGCCTTGGGTACGGTGGTAATGGGTTTACCACTACCGTCTCTAAGCTGGAAGGGTACGCCATTGTCAAGGAAATGTGGGAACGTCCTTCCATGGCCTATCCACAAGGCCGGTTAATAGTGGTCTGTAACGATAAGGTTCTTTATGTCGGACCCCTACCCTACAAGGTGGGCACCGATGATGCCCCGGATCTACCCTTCGTCAAAATAGAGGCTATCAAGCGCCCTGGCTGTTTCTGGGGCAGGTCGGTCATGGAAAGGTTAATACCTATCCAAAGAAGATACAACACCTTGAGAAACCGCAAGGCTGAGTTTTTAAACCGGGTGGCCATTGGTCAACTTGCCGTAGAAGAGGGCAGTATTGACCTGGACGACACCGAAGAAAATGGTGGTGGACCCGGCTACATTCATGTGTACCGCAAAGGCTTTACCCCACCTCATTATCTTCAGTTCCCACCTCTACCCGCAGCCTTTGAAACAGAAGAGACTTCTCTCCTTAATGAATTCACGGTTATCTCCGGGGTTTCCGAGCTTGCCCGGAATTCAACCCCAGCCCCTGGCACACGATCAGGGATCGCTATGAGCTTGGCTATTGAGCAAGATGATACCAGGCTTTCTCATACGGTAGGAAATTACGAAAATGCGGTAGTACTTGCAGGAAAACAGTGGCTACGTCTCTACAAGCAGTTTGCCACCCAAAAACGGCTCTTGAAGATGGTTGGTACTGATCTTGAGGTTGAATTAATGGAGTGGGATCGGTCTGATATACGCAGCGACGATGTTGTGGTCGAGACCTCCGCATTACTGGCCGAGACCCCGGCCCAGCGCAGACAAACCATTTATGAATTATTCCAGATCGGCCTTTTCAACGACCCGGAAACGGGACGCTTAACCAAGCAGGGACAGAAAAGGCTTATTGATATGCTCCAACTTGGACATTGGGAATTCATAAGCGCCGACGATATTGACAACCTTCAGGCAGTCCGGGCAGAAAAAGAAAACCGGGCAATGTCTAAGGGCGCAATGCCCCAACCCCAGGATATTGACAACGATCAGATCCACCTGGAACACCACACCCGTTACCGGCTTACCGGCGAATATGAGGAGATAATGGCTGCAACCGGTGGCCAGGTGGATATGATCTTCCAGCAACACAGCATGATGCACTTCCAGCGCATCCAGCAAGCCATGCAAGCCCAAATGCAGCAACAGGCCCAGATGGTGGCCGCGCAAAACCAACACCCGCCCGGTGAGACGATGAGCTTTAAAGACCTGCCCCTAGAAGGACAGGTTCAAATGGCGAAACAGGCAGGGATCGAGCTTACCCCACAGGGGTTAATGCAAGCCAAGATCCAGGATCAGGCACTAGCCATGGCCCAGGCCCAGGCAAAAGCCAAGGCCCAGCCAAATACACAGTCCCAAAATAATAAAACCAAATAA